TCTTAATATTATATGTTTTTTCGCATTTCTGTCTTATCTGAATGGCCGCTTTTTGACCAGCCTCGTCATTGTCCATTATAGTAATAATGGTCATGGCACCAGAAGTGTCCAAAATCATTTTCTGACGATCACTCAATGATGAACCAAATATTGCTACGGCATTAAGTATGCCAGCTTCAGACAATCTCCAAACATTTCCTGGGCTTTCAACAAGAATAACACAAGATATTTCTTTGATTCTGTGCTGTGCAATCCAAAAATTATACAAATGCTCCTGGGTTTTAAATCCAGTATTATGTCTCCATTTTGAATATTTCCATAAAGAATCAGCAGATGGACAGCTTGTTTTTGGGTCGTGGTATGCTTTGCATTGTGAGCATTTCTCATATATACTTCGTCCGGTACAACCGACCATGTATTTAAAATCAGGGTCGTATATCGGCACCACGGCCCTACCATTCATCTCTTTTCCTTGAACCTGACAGTCCCCTACATCATAGTTGTTAAGGGTTAGGGCGGAAAATCCTCTGCTGAGAAAATAATCAGAAGGAATAGATAGGCTTTTCCTAATTACATCTTTTGATATCTTCGGACTATCATCTTGGTTATTATTGCTAATATACTTAACCGTATTAACAAAAGCCGTTTTTTCTTTAGCTTTTCTTGATATCTTTATGCTAGAAAAATCTTCTCGTATAAATGCTGTTGCAAAGTCTAAGGCCTCTTTAAATGAGCATATCTGATCTCCAGATTTTACCCAACCATAAGTATTATGAGATAAACATCCTCTAATGAATCCTATGATCGATCCTTTAAATGTTTCTTCACACTGATGAGTTCTACACTTCCAGTTACCTCTATATGAGTCGCCTTGATGATAAATATTAAGCGCAGACTCATTATCTCCACCATGAATTGGACAACTCATAGCAATAAGCTTACCAAGATTCTTATACCCCTCTATTCCTAGAGTATCTAGAAGTTCTTCAATATTGTCACATAAAGCATCTGAAACGTATTTCAGTTTTGCTTGATCATACGAATGGGATTTCTTGATTTTGTTCATTGTTATTGGCATCGATTAAAAATCCATCCGAGTTTGATTTGTTATTATGCATCATCTCTAGCTTAGTCTGGCCTTCTGTAATCTTGGCACACCAACCCTTCATATGACAATTGATATAGTCGTTGTCATCCAACCCTCCACCATGCCTGCTAATTACTGGTACCAATTTACGATTACCAGATTTTCCTCCATCTTCGGCAATCTCTTCGTCAGACTTTCTCTTAAATATGGAAAAGTTACTACATAGCCATATAATTCTATCCGAACCGCTTGCAGAATCGGTACTCTCTTTAGATATACCGTCACGATTAAGCTGAATAAATGAAAGGATTGGAACCTTGTATTTAACGGCAAAATTATGCAGGGCGGTCATCATGAAGCCTAGTACCTGATATTCTTTTAGGTCTTGAGATATTCCACCGGAATCCATTAGCTTTAGATAGTCATATATAATAACACAGTCCTTAGCTGTTCCGTCATCATTTAAACCAACGTCCTTAACTAGCCATCTTCTCATAATAGCTAATTGTTCATCGAATGGTTTTCCAGCGATAGACTTATGATAAAGAGGTGCGGCTTTAAGATCCTTAACTGCCTGCTCTATTTTCTTAGCGTTAATAGGAGACTCTGTAAATTTGCCAGTTTCGATCTTGTTGATCTCAATTTCTGTACTCATAGCCAAGATTCTATGGATATGATCTTCTTTATTCATTTCAGTATCCATATTTAATACTGGAATATTTTGTCTTGCTATATGGTAACCTATGTTATCAGATAAAAGAGTTTTACCAACTTTTGGTCTTGCTCCTATAACATTGATTGTTCCTTTTCTTAGTCCTCCACCTATTGACTGATCATAAACAGGAAATCCTGTGGAAATACCAACCTGATCGATCTTATTATTTTGTAGATATTCAATATACTCATCTAATCCAGCAGACATGAATGTTGGGGCATTGTCATTATCATTATTCAGCGAGGAAGAGAAGTTGAATATGGAATCTTCGGCAATACCAATAATAGATGATATTGATTCTGATCCTGATATGTCTAGCAGCTTTTCCTGAGTATTGCCTAGTTCCTTATGAAGCAGTCTGGCTATCTCAAGCTTTCTGATCTTGGCTGCAAATTTTCTAATATTCTCCTTATTGACAGGAAAATCTTTAATAGCCTTTAAATGTTGAGCTTCTTCTTTCTGACTAAGAATATGAGACATTCCTAGTTCTTGAGCAGAGGAGTAGATTGAGGCTATGTCTATGGTGTTTACAGACTGTCCCTTTTCAAGGATATGCTTACAGCACTTGAATAAAACCTGATTACTATCAATAGTAAAAGATTCCTCTTGAACAATATCTCCTATATCAAGAAATACTTCTTCTCCATACTGGAGCATACCGCTCAATACGGCTCTTTCGGCTGATGGATCACACAAAATCATAATTTATCCTGCTGATGATGAACACTTGTTACATTTATATCTTGATACAGACTCGACTAGCGATGGGTTTAGGGTTTCTTCTTTACCACAAATTCTACACTTAACCGTTAATGGCTCAAATTCTCTAGACCTCGCAACAGGAGGATGCTTAGATAGTCTTTTGTCTATTTCACTATCTTCTTTGTGCATATTCATTTCTGGCATATTTAAAAACTTATTAGAGTTCTGTGTCTGGCTTTTTGGCTTTTTTGAACTCTTTGTTCTAATGGGACTAGTACCCTCACCGCTTTCATCAGTATCGTCTGACGGCAGCATATTCTGTAGTAAGGAGATGAGTTGTTTTAGCTGGTCTGGGTTTTTACTTAGTTCACTGAGGTCCATTTTTCACCTTTGCCCTTTGAATAGATAACATAATATCAGATAAGTGCTTAATACTATTTGCTAAATATTGAAGTCTATCACTTCTTTGTTTAGCATATTTTTTAATCTTATTTAATGCTGATGCTTTCTCATTATTCTTAATGGCCTGAAAAGATTTTTCAATATATCCGTATCCCTTATAATTATTAATCTCTTCAGCAATTGTTTCTTTGATAGTCTCGTCAGCCCAATTTAGTCTGGAAAGCTCTCTGTTTATTGATCGCTGAACATGAAATGCGAACTGGCCTAGCCTGTATGCTATTTCCCCACAAACCTCTGGAGTTGTTTTTTCTAGTTCATCTCTACTCATTTGAAAATAGCCATTAAGCTCTTCTTCTGGGAAAGAGTCTGCTCTATAAGTTCCAAGACCAATATTTTTTTCGTATTCGTCAAGAATCTTATCCCATTCATTAACTTGTTCTTTCGTGTTCATTTTTAATCCTTAATGTCCAGTGATCAGTCTGATCAAATGGAAGTTCTATATACTCAATGCCATTCAACTCACACCAATCTTTTTTCTCTTGATCTCGCTTCTTATGTCTTATAAAACCTAGAGGACTATTATGAAAAAATCTACTAAACTTATAATGCTGTTCCCCGTGAACTTCAATACATCTCTTTATAAGAGGTAGGTAAAAATCTAGGTATAGAGTTTCTGACCTTCTAATATTTACTGGTACTTCTTCTAACACTTGCAGTGTTGGAAAGCACTCATGTATTAAATCTCTTGCCTGTAAATGTAGGCTAGATTTATTTTGAATTGATCCATGAGCGATATTACCAACTAATTGCCAATTATAAGAGTTACCATCTAGATCTTTTACTTGCATTTGATGCCCATAGTATCCTTGACTTTTGTCCATAAATCATCATAAACTTCTGGGTGGTCAACTAAGTATTGTCTTGTTTTTTCAAGACCCTGGAACTTAGGCTTGTCCTCGACAGATGACATAGTATACCATGCTCCACCCTTAGATACAAGTCCCAAATCTACAGCAAGTGTCAATAATTCCATCTGCTTATCGATTCCCTGACCATATCTAATATAGCTTGTAATCTTACCTCCGGGAGCACCTAGAGCAGAACATAATACTTGCCAATGTACTTCTTGACCAATTTGGGGACTATCAGTACTTAAATTCCATGGACTAAAATAGTTGGCTTTGATTTTAATATCTGTTTGATATGCAATAGCCTGACCGCTCTTTTCCTTCCACTCACTATGCCCCATACCGGGATTACCCATTTGGTGAGTAATGCCTATCACAATATTTCTATTAACAGGAATAACATTAGCCACCTTCCTGCAAAACTTTGCCAATAGCTTTGCGCCATCTGCTCTTTGCATCTTATTCATATCACTAGTAATTTCTGCTTCTGTACATAGAGCAGAATAGGAGTCTATGATCACTACTGATCCTGGAATTTCGTTGATAATTCTTTCACCAATTTGGAGATATTCTTCTGCGTGAAGAATCTTACCTTCTTGAGATCCAATGATATTGAATTTTTCTAGATTTAATCCCGGTATACCTTCTAGATCTCTTTTCTTTAAACGACCTTCTATATTGAGATAATAAACTTCTCTACCATCCTTAAATGATCCATGAGCGTATTCTTTCTTCTGTGCTGTTGCACAAAAGTCTAAAGAGGTTGTAGTTTTACCGCATTTTGGTTGACCAGTAAAAATTACGAAACTTCCTTCTGGTATTCCTCCATTAAGAACAACATCCAGTGCTGGACTAATAGGAATATTAATTAATGACTTATCAATAACAGCATTTGCCGTTAACATCACATTGTCGCCAAAATTTTTCTTAACATCTTCTTTAAGTGCCATCATCTATTTCCTTAAGTTTGGATAGAACATTTTTCTTAACCTGATCTTTTCTATATGATTTATCGTTCTTTCGATCAATATCAATAGTAAGGTCTGTGTTTTGAGACTCTAGGAGTTCAGAATGTTTTTGTATAATAGCGGGCAAATGTGGTGCTCGCAAAGAGTAAATTTTTTCTGCTTCCTTGTCCCTGATAGCATTAATAATAGCTTTAGCACCATATGTTTTTAAAAGCTTATGGGCAGAAGCTATCTGGTTTCTGTAGTAAGCTTCCCATTTCTTACTAACCCAAAACCTATAATGTAAATCAAGCCTATCTTTTCTTGCTTTATTTTCACATATTAATTCAGTAATATACTGTGCTGCTGAGACTGTTTTGCCATTGGAATACTTGGACAGATACTGGTTATTATTTTCCATTTTTTGGATTAAAGATAAAGCTATCATTTCTTGTTCTTGGGATATTTGCCATATTGTCTTTTAGCGAATCATTAAGTGCTGATGCTGCACCCGTCATTATCGATACGTTATTGCTTTTTTTACCAGCTGTTTCAGTTATCATTAAATTTTTAGACTTACTTACCGAAGATTTTGCTGTCTTCAAATTATTATCAGACGTACTGGTACTAACCTTTTCTAGTACTGTTAATACTTGTTTTTCTGTTATTTTTAATTCATCAGCGATTTCTACTGGTGATTTATTTTGACTATTTAACCAGCTAATAGCATAACCTAGTGTTTTATTAATTCTAGCCATAATTTACATCTCCCTTTCTGCATTATTTAACCATGCAATATTTTTGGTTTTCAAAAAACTTAAATACATATTGAAAGCTTTTAGGTTTACTTCTTTATACTTATTTTGAGATCTACAGACTCTATCTAAAAATGAGCTAATTTTTGTCTCTCCATATATAGACATGGGATTGAAAATCTTTCCGTTGTTGTCTAGCTTTATAGTATACTTTACAGCCCCGCCATCTCTTACAATTTTTTTAGCGAGTACGTTGTCACCATTTTCGCTGTTGCATCTTGGGTTATTGTTTGAGTCAAGAAAATCTTCTTGTCCTTTCATACAATAAAACTCATCTCCGTTTTGAATATTATCTAATGATGCATTTTTAGCTGAATGTATAAAGTTATTCATTTTTTATTCCTGTGTCTTTTTCGTATGCTTTTTGTGCCGAACTAGCTAGGCATCCTTCTAAGAAACTAAAAAAGGAACCCATAAACTCTTTGTAGTCGGCATCTTCTTTTACTGGGATGTGGTAATGCTTAGTGCAAATTTCTTCATATCCAGCATCTTCACCCCTTTCATTCTCACTTATTACGCTAGCAGTAATATTGAAAATAATTTCATGCTTACAGCTAATCTTTTTGTTTTGTCCTTCAAATAAAGAACCATATTGATTTTCCATTTTTATACCCATTTAGTCTTTGGAGTTTTCTTCATTCTGGTCATTCCTTTTGGTAGTTCTGATGGCGCTGGACCTTCTTTATAGTCGTTGTGCTTTTGATACAGATTTAATTTTTGATCATCTGTTAACTTATCTCTATTCCTGTTTGCTAGATCGCCTATAGTTTTGAGTTCTGAGTCAGATTTTTTGACTGAAGAATTTATAGTTAGTACATCTTCAGTATATGCTCGTATAACATTTCTGGAATTAGAACACTTTTCACATCTTTGTTTTTCTGAATAGTCTTTTATGCTACATATAATTTCGAACTTATATTTGCATTTTTCACAATAAAACGTATATGCTGGCATACTATTACTTCAATTCCCTCTGTGCGCTATTTAGCCATTTAGTATTATTGGTTTTTAAAAAGTTAATATAGTGATTGAAGGCGCTTTCTGTTACTTCAGAAAATACTGATTCTATCTTACAGGTTTTATTTATAAACGAAGATTTTTCTTTAGTCTTTATAGAGTAGGTCTCTAT